TTGTCATATATGGACATTGCTATTTGCGTGTGATATTCACCTTGACTGAAATATAATAAATTCCCATAAGTGAATAAATCGAAGTTAATAGTTCCTAGAGATATATTAATCATATATACCCTATTATTCAAACAATTATCCGGATTTATGACAATACCACCATCCCTGAACCAAGTATTGTTAATCCCAATAAGTTCCGCCAGAACTGACGCAACCTGCTCTTTTGTCATTACTCCGACGGCATTTCCGGCGGCATTCACGGCCACAAAACTGGAGATGTCTTCCAAAGCTGGGAGAGCCAGTGTAGACTTCTTCAGTAGCTCCGTTTTCGACACTTTATGCGGAACGCCGTTTGTATCGTACACCTGTACCGTTTCACCATCTTCTGCTGTAGTCTGTTCCATTATAGCCTTTGCATTGTCCAGAATTTTATCTGTTGTTTCGCCGTCATACCTTGAATCGTATTTTTTATCGTCCATATCGTTTTCAATTTATCATTAAGATTAATAAGATTACTAACACTGTGTAGATTATAATTGCCTTGTCCATCAGCTTGTATAATTGATTAAAAAATATCCGAAATATGGAACCTTAGCCACCAGTAGTATTATTGAATCGCCGACAGCCAAAGTATAACTTTGCACACTTCCGTTCTGGTCGTATATTCCGGCCAACGTGACGTTTTTAGAGCCTGCAAGGCATCTGAAAACCAACATAAGTCCGAAATCAGACGGAAGGCTGCTCATGCCATACATGCTTGCGACCTGCGACTCATCCGGAAGGGTCACATTATATGCGCTGCTGGCATATATAAAGAAGATATTATTCTGTGAGAAATCAATCTTGTAGGTGCTGCCTGTAATGTTAAGCCTTCCGATCTTGGTTCCAATAAACGCAGTTGCCATCAGTGGAGCATTGCTTTTCAGCCCATAGTTTTTCGTTCCACCAGATACTTCAATAAACAGCCCATAATTGGACACGTCAAAACCATATCCGCCATACGTATTCGTCTGATTGTTTATGATTCTTCCCGCAGCTGTAAAACCAGAAGCTGTCGCCGGAACAACATTCTTCCCTATTAATACATAAGAGCTTGTGCCGCCTACACGAATCATGTCACTATAAATTGACAAACTACCTCCACCTCCGGATGCCGTTGCTTCACTACCGATTCGGCCATTTGCCAGTTCAAATCCTCCGATAGAGCCTCTTTCCAAAGAACCCTCCGCACCATCAAGATGCTTCACCTTCAGATTGTCCACGTCAATGTATTCGGCCTTGACAATCGGACGTCCGTTTTTATCAGTAGTGAAAACAGCAATCGGTTCACCGGATGTGTTGGTTACAAAGAAATTATCTGCATGTACCGTTACAGTCCTATCTTTGACGTTGATTCCTGTATCTTCCAGTTCAAGGCTTATTTCGTCCTTTGCTACCTCTACAACTGATTTACCAGACGATAGCATGAGTTCGCTAAATCTTCCGACAAGCTTCCCGTCAGACAGACTGAGGTAATTCGTTTGTTCCCTGTTACCGATATAGGCCCGTCCATACACATTGAAGTATCCCTCTTTTTTCACACGGTCGTATCCAATCGTGACTATATCTTTCCCGGAGAGGGAGTAACTGTTGATTCCCTGATAGAAGATAAGAGAAGGCGCACCGTCTCCGTATGCAGACAGCACGATTGCGGACTGGAAATCCGTGTCCGATATGTCTCCAAGTTGTACAACCACATCACCCTCCTTGGGAATATCACTACCTTCGTCACAATGATTTACAGATACTTCTATCCAATTATCGCCGACGGCAGTGACTAACCGCCACCAGTAATGGTTACTAACATTCTCATAGACTCCGGATTTGATATTGAATGACTGGCTGCGTACCAGGTTACCCACACGGAAACGGTTCTCGATGGCTTTCTCACCATCGTTTGCAAGGAAGTAACAGCGGTACACGGCGCCATGTGCGCTTGGCTGCACGTATGCTCTGCTGCCATCTGAATAGTATTTCGCGCTACCATCCGCATAATAGAACGGAACCGCATCTATACGCTCTACCTTAGTAATCGTTGCTCTGGCACCTGAAGCGTTGAACATGAAGGAAGCTCCGGCCAGCTCGGTCTCCATTATGCTGAGCAGCTGGAAAATGGCTTTCTTTCGTACGTACAGTTTGTCAATCCATCCGACAGAATCACCATTTTCATCGCTATAGAATGACATGCCGGCACCCATCATTCCAGTAACAAAGTCAGGAGATGTAAGGAAAGGAGATATGATACCGCCAAGAAGCTTCATCAAAAACTCCGTCCGGTCAGGCGCATCCTTACGAAGATGTGTCTTCAACGATTTTAATGCACTGAATATATTCTTATCAGACGGTGTTTTTTCATCGAACGACCGGATTACATCATATACATATTGTTCAGCCTGTCTGGCTACCTCATACCGTAGCGAGTTCAGCGAGTTATCTACCGAGGATTTCCACCCCGACCCTACTTCATCCGAGCAGGTAATCGTAGCCTGGCACAAGTCATTCAACTTGCGCTGCACCTTTGTAATACGTGTATCCTTGTATCCTCCGGTAGAACCGAAATACTGTTCTGAAAGCAGACGCACGTTCCATCCGATGCGGAGCGGTGTATTATTATTTTCTATGTAGTTCCGGTCAGTGGTTCCGGTGTATTTGTTAGGGTCAAAGCTGTAGGTATTCAGAAAATCATCTACTGCCAGTTTGTATGCCTGTTCCGCTTCGGTGATGTATTCCTGCGGCATGGAAAAGTTCCATGGTATATACTTGTCACCTGGATTTGGTACAATCACACCTCCAGGAATCTGAGTCGTATCATCCGGATATACGTTTATAATTTCCCATTCCCGTGTGTCTTCATGCCATGCAGCCTGGAAAGAACCGTCAGTTCCACGTCCTGCCAGCTCGCCAGTCTGGAACTGTAACATATAGTCCAGATCCGGAATCTCGTAGTCTTTCGGATTCCAGTTCATACCGTTGTCCTTGAAGTAATATACGGTGTACTTCCGTCCTTCCTCGCTGGTTTTATCTTCCGTACGTACAGATGAAACAGTACCTACATACTGAGGATATATCTCAGCAAACGCAGCTTCTTCCGTTTCTTCCTTCACACCATATAAGTCTACATTCTTGTCCACATATATTTCCCGGCTTGGAAGTTGCAGACGGGAATACCCGTACTTTGTCGCATCAATATTGCGTGTGCAGCCCAACGGGAACAGACGGGTAAAGAATTTCACTTCCCCGTTATCTTCCTGTGCCAGATTGGTAAGTCCTTGAAGGTAGCCAAGCTCCACCACTTCCCCACGTTCAGCTTTGCAGAGATTAATCACATAACCGTCTGCCCACATTTCAGTGCCGAATGTGGCGGCGATGCCATTGCTGCCGAAAGCCGCATCCCAGCACTTCACATTCCGGTAATCAATCACCTTGTTTTCGGCGGTAATAACCGTTCCGATGCTCCACAGATTTCCACCGGCACGGCGGTTCATATTGTCTATCCACAACTGCAGGTGTTCGCGCGGACCACCGTCGTAACTGAATTCAGAAGTGGTTCCACCTTCCTGGAACAGCATCAGTGTATCTTCCGCATCATGTATCGGTGCATAGAACTTTACGCTGTATTCATAAGTCTGTGTGTTCTTTTGTTTCGGACGATAGCGTGACTTTACCTTGTAGCGAACGCCTTCCACCTCGATGTAGTCATCCACATCCAGCGGCACGTATTCGGTATGGGTGAAGGATGCAGATACGCTGCATTCTCCACCGATTTCTTCCGTGACACTGGAAGAAGAGTTCGGGCTGGCTGTCAGTCGGAGGTTGTTGGCTTTATCGTATATTTTCAGTTCCATTTAAACAGTGTTTAATCAATTACTAAATAGAAGGCTGCGGCTCCATGAATTTTACGGAAAACAGCACATAGAACCGGTCTCCTTCGTAACTTTCGTACCATTCCGGATCTGCCGGCATATCCTGGTAAACCATATTGTAGGTTCGGTAATTCTTCACGGCGATTGCAAGCATACCCGACGTGATGAGCGTCATCATGCGCTGGTATTTGTCCAGTCGGTCGGATGCGGAGTTTCCACGAAGCCAGAACTGCAATGTACGTTCGATGCTGCACAGCTTCACGTTCGGGTTCTGGGGAAGCTCTACCCCGTTCCGTTCCCGGAAGTCTACGGTGGTAATATCCTTCGCCTTTGGCATCCGCAGCAGGGCATCCATGTTCACGTGTCCGCCTGCTTCCGTTTCGCCCAGGAAGGCACCGTATTCCCTCCATGCGTCCGTTCCGTTGATTGTAAGGTATCCAGTCAGGTCCACTTTTCAGTTAATAATTAATAGTTAAAAATTAAGCTACTTCAGCTGTATTCCGTTCAATTTCATATCACTCAATATATCGTGTATCTCCACCAGATGTGCCGTGTGCCCGGCTATGGTGGCCAGCGTCTGGCTGTCCTGCTTCTGCGTGTTTCGGATTTCCTGCACAAACTTGTCCGTATTGGCCAGATGCGTCTGCATGTTCCTGCCTATACCTTCAAAAGTGGATATACTGTCCTGGCTCATGGTGGTCAGTGCACCACTGCTGGGTGACTGGCTGCTTCCGGAATCCGCAGATGAAGATTCCCAACCGAAATCTTTCATTATCTGTTCCCTTTCTGCCAGCATATCATTAATAATATCCTGATATTTGTTTCTTAATATACCGGCTTCATCTTTGGTCAGTTCACCTCCTGATTCTGCTTTTGTAGCCCATGTGTCATATAATTCCTGAATTTGCTGTTTGTATTTTCCAGCAATCAGAGAAGAGAATATGGCGTTCTGAAGGTATTTTTCAAAATTGTCTGCAAAATCCTGGTTGGTAGCATCCAAATCCGACAGCATGCTCACAAAGCTGTCACGGAATTCATCAAAGCTTACCCCGGTAAATGCTTCTTTCTCCTGTTCGGCAATTTCCTGCAACTGTTCGCTATACTTGTCAATATTCTGAATGTAGGTCACAAACTCAGAGTTGACAGCGGTCAGTACCGACACAAACTTTTCGTCTTGAAGAACTTTACCTATGACATCCGCATCCAAATTAATTACGTCACCAAATTCACGTATATTCTCTCCTGTTAATTGTGAAAGTCTTGCCCAGTCAGAGCTACCCATTCTTTCGTTTACTCTGTATCCTAATGAATGGCTGAACATACTTGACCCGCTTCCAGAAAGAGAATGCATCAACTGCCGCTGGCGTTCAATCTGCACGTCTACCAGTTTTTTAGCTTCCTCGGCTGCTTTCTGAGCTTCTACACCATAATCAATGTCGATATATTGCTGTTTCTTGGAGATAAGCGAATCCCAAATGTCAATCAGCCCTTCATACTTTGATTTAAGGTTTTCATACCCCGAATAATCGGCACCTCCGAAACCAAACAGTCCGGCTATCGTATTGCCTATTCCAGTCAATATACTAACTGACCCTGTAATAGCACTGAATGGTTTTGTCAAATCAATGCTTTCCAGTCCACTCATTACCTGGCTGACTCCGTTCAATGTCTCACTCACCGCTTCCGGAACTTTTACGCCAAAGTTTCCTAACATATCCACTATGTCGTTTCCGGCATTGACGATAGCCATTCCTTTCTGCCCGATGGAATGGGCCGCATCCGTCAGACTCTTCTGGGCACTGTATCGTTTATCCTGGGCAGCACGAAGTCTTTCCTCTGCTTCTGCCTGAGTAATCAGCTTACGTGTAAGGGCTCCGGTTGCTTCGTCATATTCTTCCACGATAACACTTCCGCCGACTTGCGCCTGTTGAAGAAGGCTCTGAGCAGAACGTACTTCCTCCATCGCAGACTTGTAATCTTCGTACCCCTTCTTCATCGTATCAAATGGGGAACGGTCGGCCAGCTCGGAGTCTATATTCTTGAAAGCATCCAGTACCTCCTTGTAAGATTCGGGGCTGATGTCATCGCCTATTCCTTCCAGGTATTGTTTCAGCTTCTCTCGGAGACTTTCCAGCGTATCAGTAGACACACGCTCCAGGTCACCAAAGATTTTGTCCCAGTCCATCCCTTTCTTCATTTCCTCAAAGTCCAGGCTGGCCAGCTTGTCGTCACGTTCACGGGTTAATACGTCGGCCTCTCCTTCTGTTTCCGCAGCGGCAATCTTCCGGGCATAATCCATTGCAATGGCCAGACGCTTCTCCTGATACGTTCCGTATTGTTTATTGTAGTCGATAAGGCTCTGCGTGGCCTTGTCGCGATATTCCTGTTCAATCTGATATATCTTTTCGTTATACACCTGTTCTGCCAGCATACGGTTGGTGTTCGCCGTATTCTTTACCTCGTCGTACTGGCTCTGTGGGATATTGTCACCCTGCTTTCGTGCCTGATCCATTTTAGCGATTGTATCCCGTTCCTGCTTGTCAATGTCGGCAAGTTGTTCATCATATTCCAGTCTAGCCAAAGCCTTTCGTTTAGCTATCCCTTCCACCATGATTTGCAGACGGAGTTTTTCAGTAGTCTGCTGTGCTTTTACGCGAGCATCGGCAAGCTGAGAGGCGTAGTCGGTTTTCTCTTCTTTCTGCTTTTTGGAGCTACCAGAGAAATCAGTGGTGTAAGCCGATGTGTCTATCTGTTTGACTATACCCTCTACTGTTTTGTTGTTCTTTGCAATTTCTTCAGAAGATTTTCTGATATTCTCCATGCGACGTTCGTATTCCTCGATAATCTTTTCCGCGTTACTATCACCTGAAAGAGTTCGGTTTGTCATGAAACTGCTTTGATTTACCGTCAACGCATTTTGCCTCATTCCTTCTCTTTGTTTCAGTGCAGCTTCGTATGCGGAACGCATCTGATTAACCCATTGCGAATCCGCATTAATACCACGTTGTAACTGAAAGTTTCTCTTTGAATAATCAGCTACAATATCTTCCGCTGCCTGCGCCTGACCTTTACGTATAATTGCCTTTGTCAGTTCATCGTACGCAGATGCGGCATTCCCCGCTAAAATGGCTTCATTGCTTAGTTTACCGAAATAATCCGGATACATTTTTTGAAGCTCATCTACAGCCTTATTCCTTTCTCTCATGGATTTTGATGTATCCTGGCTGGCTGTATAAAGAATTCTAAGTTTTGCAGACTCTTCAGACGCAGCTTCTCCACCTTTTCTTCTGGAAGTGTTCAATGATTCCTGTAGCTGTTGAGTTTCTGATAGTTCTTTTTTTACTTTACCAAGGTTTTTAACCCAATTACCAATTTCTTTTCCATATACAATACCCAATGAAATTAGAGCGATTAAGGCTGTCTGAGGAGAAAGCAATGCTTTTCCTAGCTGTTTCCATACCGGCACACCTTTTTTTCCGGATGCGGCCAGAAGTTCGTTCTGCTTGCGCACATCGGCAATGGCATCTGCCAGCATAGGAAGGTTGTTTGAAATTGCCAGGATAAACATCTGCGGACCCATGGCAAGCGAAGGCAGTTCTCTTGCTACCTGGCTGAACTGCATCTTCAGGTTGTTTGTCTTACGGGTAACAGCTTCTGTGTCGATGTCGATGGAAGGTGTTTTTGCAACCTCCTCTTTGGTTTTCTTCAAGTCTTTCAGTCCGGCCTTCAATCCATTAATCTGGCCCGTCAAAGCCTGCACGTTTGCAGCCTCCTGAGTGTAGTTTTTTCCGGCCTGCTTGTTCGCTTCAAGCTGTTTAATCTGCTCGGCACGTACCAGTTTCAATGCGTCAATCAGTTTCAGAGTCTGATTTTCCACATCATCCACATTCTTGCCAACGCTCTGTAATCCGGCCTTGGTCAAGTCTTTCATGAATATTTCCAGTTCAACGGGTACTGCCATGATTCCAATTTATAATGATGAATAATCAGTCCTTTACCGCATAATTGGTAAAGAACTCCATCGGGTTCATTCCCTTTGTCTGATTGGTGTTTTCTGTTGTTTGTGTGCGACTGTTTCTTTGTTTTTCACGTTCCTCCATTTCACGGATCTGCTGATTCAAGTCCGGTTTCTTCGGAGGAACCCAGTGAGGCATGTCTGCCATCATGAGCTGAAGTGTAACTACATTTACCTTATCCAGAATGTAGTCAATACTCCATCCTGTTTCCGTGGCAATCTGACCTACTACGCCGAAAAGGCTATGCGAAGGTTCCGTATGTCCCTTCTTTAACTCCTCTTGTCGTTTGCGCTCTCGTTCCGGCTCGCTAAGGGCTGCATCTTGTTCAGAGCTGCTGCCGATGCGATAATAATCCCGAAAGACGTGGTAGATGTACTGTTCAGCACCTGTCGCCAGGCGGCTGCAAGTTCGTCGGGTGTCATCAGTTCCCGTAGCATCCATGCCACCATGCGGTTCAGTACTCTTCCCAGTACAGGCCCTCTCACAATTCCGTATGCCACAATACGGCTGATGTCCTTTCCATGCAGGAAGACAAACCGGATACGCTGGTCCTGGTCGTATGCATCATATTCTTCCGGAGTCACCCCGATTCGGAGATAACGCTTGCTTATTCGTATCAGACTACGTGTGGTAGGTGTCTTCATCGTAATGCGGAATGGACGTTTCCGAAGTACCGTATGAAGCGGCAGGCTGATTCCCCCGTCACTGAGAGAGATGCCTGCCAGCAGTTCAATATCTTGTGCCTTCATTACTCTTCTGTATCAGCGGTTGCGTCAGATGTGTCAGGAACCACACCCGGTGGATAGATTCTCCAGCGTCTTTCTTTTCCGTCGGCTGGTTTCAGCATATCTACCCTGATTCCAAACGCGAATACATTCTGCATGTTCAGACCGTTCTGCCATCCGTTACGGCTCAGTCGGGCGTTGAATACACGGAAGCTGTGTCCGGAATGCGTCTTGATGGTCAGCACGCCTGTTGCCACGAAGTTGGCAGGAGGAGTATATGAGCCGTCATCTTCTGCTGTTCCTCCAAAGATGTCTACCAGGTTCTGCGCTTTGAGCTGAATCAGATTCATGGTGAAGGCATCCGATCCTGGGTTCTGCAAGATAGAATCTACCGGTCCGTCGGTAACCTGAGCGGCGAATACATCCATAAATGAAGGTGCGTTTCCCGCAGGCTGCATCCCGTTTTCATCCAGCCAACCGATTGTTTTATCCGTTCCTTCGGTAGCTTTGAACTTCACCTCGGCGGTTCCATAGATAATTCCGTTGCTTGTATCTGCCATAATATTTATAGAGTTTGATTTTTGTTTAAATACTTTTTAATCAGTTCCCAAATAAGAAAAAGTAACAGCACCGCAATAATTGTTCCTACAATCCACTGTTGTAAGCCGGGCCGTCTTTCTTTCACCTCATTGCTGGTAGTTTCATCCCGTATCCGGTGCTCCGTTTCAGTATGCTTGACGGTAACCTGTCTTCCTATGCTGTCGGCTGTTGCCGTGACGTTCACGCCACCTTCTCCGTCCGATTGTATGTCAATATTCAGACCGTCGTTTCGATAGCTCAGCCCAAATCCGGCAGGAAGTTTACTCAGGTTCAGCCACTGCTCCGCACTCACCGAGCAGGTCGCCGTCCTCTTCGGGACCGGCCCGTAAGTTGTTTGCTCGGTTACGCTCGTTCGGAGGCTGTCCGAGCGGACGGTTTCCGAGCTGGCCTTTCTGCTGCTGGCGCATCCAGATGATAGCAGGACAGCGGTCAGCATACCTGCAAGTATGTAGTTTGCGTAAAGCCGTTTCATGATTGATATTCCGTTCGTTTTGTTTTCGTAGTTGTTTACTTAGTTCCAATACCGTTGCACTGAGGTCGTCATATAAAGCCTTGTAAGTGCCCTCGGTTTCTTTCACTGCACGGACCTGGTACACTTTCCTGTCACGCCACCAGGCAATGGCAGTTACCAGCCAGCCGGCAGGAGCCAGCCATTCCATCAGTGTTTGTAACAGGGTCCAATCCATAATGCTCTACTCTTTTTTAAACAGTGCTCCGATAGCCTTAATCACATCATAGAATCCGCATCCGCTGAGTCCGGCCGCCAGTCCGTAAATCAGCACCTGCCACCAGATATAGCCTGTAAGTAACGGAGTGAGTTGCAACAGCCAGACAATAATACATACTACCATGCCCACACCGCATGAAATCAAAATTTTGGCCAGCTTGCTTGCGGAAATAACCGGAACAACTTTCAGAATCTGTGTCACCAAGGTAGAAACCAGGGCTACGATTCCCGTAAAGCTTCCCAGGTCGATAAGGAACGATGTTTCAGGTTCTGCAGCCGGAAGTACGGTCTGCGCAAATGAAGCCAGTGTTGTAATCAAACACAGGCAGAAAAATAAGATAATCCGTTTCATTTTGTTGTGCTTTATTGGCGTAGCATTTGGCGTACTACGCCATGGTTATAGTTTCAATATTTGTTTTCTGTTTTTTCCGTCACGCTTGTAAGATACATGCACCCAGGAATAATTCTTTTCATCAATCA